GTATTGCTTGGTGGTTTCTAGGATTCTTGAGGTTCTTGCCTGATGACTTGTCTGACAAGATTGTTAACCTTTTACTTGGAAAGATTGGGTTATGAAAATTACCACTTATCAAGAAAACGCTAGGATGCTATGGGAGGCTCATAGGGTGATCCACCAACAAAATATGCAGAGGTTGGCTGAGTTGAACCATCAAGTCCAGCACCAACAGAAGACCCATGAGATTAAGACTCAATGGGTTAAGGCTTCTCAAGTGGATGTGATGGCATGAGGTATATCTTTTTGATATCAGTAGTGCTATTGATGGGATGCGAAGATCGCTACAGGTATTTTTGCCAAAATCCTGATAACTTTGTCCATGCTAGTTGCCAGAAGCCTAAGTGTTTATTCACTCAGACTTGTCCTGAGTACTTGGTAGCCCCTATTTTGGAGAAACAAATTGCACCACCACCATCTGAAGCTAAACCTAACCCCTGATGAGATCGAAGTCAGGGTTTGGGGTTTCGTAGTCATTTCGGTGACTTTGATTCTCTGTTTTATCGTAGTAGCATTTTTATACAGCATCATCTTTGTGACTCAGCCCATCAAGACGATGGCGCCCATAGATCAAGCCCTGTTAAAAATGTTAAACGATGTGGTGCTTTTGATTGTGGGTGGCATTGGAGGCGTTATGTCTAAAAGGGCAGTTAGCGCAACAGCAAAAGCCCTAGGAACTCCTGCACCAATAACCCCTAACCCAAGTAACCCAGCACCTGTTTCAGCGCCTCCTACGCCTGTTCAAGCCCCTGTAGCGCCATCCTATTCATGGGTAGCGCCATCAGGAGCATTGCCTGAGTGGGTAAACCCTCCTTTGGATGAATCTTGGACACCTCCTCCTCCTCCGACTACACCTCCAGATTTGTTAGAAGCAGATCACGAGCGTGAGCAATTGGCGATGGCTAGAAAAGAGGTTGGCTAATGTTTGGCATACCACTTCCTTGGGTTTTAGTTGGTCTTTGTATAACCCTGTTTGGCACTTACCGAGGTGGCTATCACTTTGGTTGGTCAGACAGAGATAAGGAAATGCAGATCGAGATCGCCAGAAAGAATGAGGAATCTCGTCAGACAGAACAGAAACTCAACGAACAATTAAACACTACTGCCAGTAAACTTTTGGAGGTTAACAATGTTGTCACTCAGAAACAGTCTGCTCTTGATCGTGCTATTCGGGATGGTAGGGTGCGCCTCCCCTCCTCCAGTTGTGTACAAGCCGCCCCAAGTACCCCCATTGCCCCCACAGATACAAAAGCAACCCGTGAACCTGACAGAGCGCCTGACCCAACTCCTGATGCCGACAGAGCAACCCTCCAAGCCATTGCCGAAATAGTGGCACAGGGTGATCGGAATACTGCTGCGCTAAATGCTTGCGTTGATTCTTACAATCAAATGAGAGATTTGCTAAATGTTAACAAGTGAACAACTAAAAAGACTGCACATTGGTGAACAATGGCTGGATGCACTTAACGAGACATTCGCTAGGTTTGACATATCTACACCTATTCGACAAGCCTCTTTCATTGGTCAATGTGGGCATGAGTGTGGTAGCTTCAAAGTTCTTGAGGAGAACTTGAACTATCGTGCTGAGACACTAATGAAATTGTGGCCCAAGCGTTTCCCTACTCTTGAGATTGCGAATCAATATGCAAAGAATCCAAAGAAGATCGCCAACATGGTTTACGCCAATCGCATGGGTAATCGTGACGAGGCTTCTGGCGATGGTTATCGTTTTAGGGGTCGTGGCTGTATTCAGTTAACAGGACACGCTAACTATTTTCACGCTGGTAAGGCTTGCGATGAGGATTTTGTGATGAACCCTGATCTTGTAGCTACGCCAAAGTACGCTGCTATGACAGCAGGTTGGTTCTGGTCAACACACAAACTAAATCAATACGCTGATGGTAGTGACTTCTTGATGATGACCAAAAAAATCAATGGTGGCACTATTGGCCTACAAGACAGGATTAACCACATCAATCACGCATTGAACATCATTGCTTAACTCGCATAATCCTCTGTTTCTTACCAGAGCGCCCTACTCTAGTGCCAATGATCTCGATATATCCCTTGTCTAACAAAGAGCGATAGCGCCCTGTTATTGAGGAATAAGGATAGTCTGGATACATCTCTAGTATCTGATCTGAGATACACCCATCAGGAAAGCCTTTAATCGCCTCATAGACCATGTTCTCTAGCTTCTTGGTATCCACAGAGTGAGCAGCATCAACAGAGGTTTCTGGGCTGTCTTTTCTGTGTAACTTAAATGCTGGTGAGCCAAAGAATCTTTCCATTGACTGCTTCATGTTGCCAAAAATATCATTCATTATTTTCTCCTTGAGGTGGGTACTCGCTGCACCTTTCGGCATCCGCTTTCCCTTATTAACTTAAAATGGCATTGAATCGTCAAATTCTTCTTGCTTAACCTTTTTCTTAGGTTGCAAAGAAGCATCAGCGTTCTTGTTCTTGACAGACAAAGACATGAACTTATTCCCATCCTTGCTGATCTTTATCCAAGCAGATAGCCAGTAGTCTGTTCCATCTACATTTATCGAGCCTTTGTAGTCAGGAAACTTGGCATCGTCTTTCCTGTCGTTTTTAAACAACGAACCTCTGTTGTTATTGTCGTATTCCATTTATAACTCCTTGGCCTTTTTCAGGCTACTTCTTACTTTACTAGGCAGCAGAGTCCACAGAGCGATCTTTTGTTGATCGTCTAGGTTCTCAGCTTCCAACTTCACCCAAGCTGTCTTAGGTTCTTCTTTATCACAGAGAGCAATTAAGTCCATTGCTAACTCTTTGAGATAAATCTGTTCATCCTCTGGGATGCTATCCATTGCGCCCTGTGTAGGGGTAATGATGACCTTTTCTGGTACGGCATCCTCATCTGGCAAGTCTTGACCAGCATAGATGTATAACCCAAGTCCATGCAAGCCAAGTGCTTTGGTCATACAGCGCATGATGGCTGTATTAACCGCAAAAGCATCACACTCAACCCGATACTCTTTGCCGTACTTAGAGACTGCTGTATAGCCCTTTAAAGGGATTGCTTTGTTGCTTGAGTCCATAACTGGCAACTGGCAGGTCATTGGCTTGTCAAACATGGTAACTGTCACCCAGACCATTGCTGTGCCATTGATCTCCATGTAGCACTTATCGCCAAACATCTCTACTTTGTAGGTAGCTTTAGGGTCTGCTTTGAGAGCCTCTGCCCATGCCCAAGCCCATGACAGGTAGGTTAGGTTTTGTTTCTTTTCAGTATGCTCGTTAACATTTAACTTGAGTAGTGCTTCTATTGACATTTCATTCTTCCTTTAAATATTCTTCAATCATTGCTTCTTTGTCTTCCTCGTATAAATCCTCGAAAGGTACGAAGTGGTTTTCTCCACAGCATGAGCCGTAGGTCTTAGGGTTTGTGCAGTAACAGCAGTAAGTACCATGCGACAAATCTTTAATAGCGTCTTGTCTGGTAATCATTGGATGCGCCCTACTTGTTTAGCAAGTAACCACTTATCACCAAGTTTAAGAACAGACCTAACCCACTTACGCTGATTGAGTTGGTTGACCTCTGTAGAAACTAGCTTGTTGTTATAAAGCTGTCTTGCCTTGCGTCTTAGTTCTTGAGTGTTCATGCTTACCCCCTGTACGCCAAGAGTACGCCCCAACCACCAAAAATGATGACTGCCAATGTCCACTCAACTAGCGTTTGAATAATCTTACTTTTCATTTGGTTCTCCTTAAAGACCCTTGCGATCTGCTTGGGCTGATATTGATTGTAAAGGTTTCTGAACAATTTAAAGAAATTATTTACTAAGTATTTTCCCTAGTGTTGTATTTTGTCAACTTTGCTATACTTGAAGGATGGACAAACAAACCGCTATAAAACTTGCAGGCTCACAAAGTGCGCTTGCTCGTATCTTTGGAATTGAAAGGTCTGCTGTTCACCAGTGGAAAAAGATTCCATTACTCCGCATTTATCAACTCAAAGAACTCAGACCAGATTGGTTTAAATGACTCAAGCACAAATTATCAAAGCACTCCAGAATGGTCCGTTGACCTCAAGAGAGATTTCTAACCTGACTGGTATGCCACAAGCTACTGTCCTGTCAACAGCAAAGAAACTACGCTACAAGGGCGATCTAACGACTGAGTTGGTCAAGTCAGGCAAGCATTGGGTTGCTCAGTACACACTCTCTGAGGCTCTTGTAGAGGCTAAAAAACCGAAGGAAGATCGCTGCTTGTTAAACCCTTTTGACATTCGTAACGCCAAGGGCATATTTACCCCTGCTGAGTACCGAGTAATGAACGCACAGGCTAAACGACTGTTCAAAGGTAATCCAGACTTTACAAAGCAGATTACAAACAATCAAAGAATTTAAGTTTACAGAAGGCTTTTTTAAGTTTACAATGTTTTCACGCGGCTAGGGTAGCTCCCGAAAAGATGATTCTTCACCATCCTGCCACCAGCGTGTCTTGTGAAGTCAACCAATGAAGTAAGGTTAAACATGGCTACTCTTAGTCTCAAAAAGCCTCACCCAAAAGTGGTGATAGGCGAAACCCCATTAAAAAACTTGCATGGTATGTTCGCAGTAATGCGTCAAAGCCGAAACATAAAAAGTATGCGATTCACTTGCATACATGACTCGCAAGAATCAGCTTTAAAAGAAGCTAATCGTTTATCCAAAGAAAACAACACAGAGCGATACCTTGTCGTTCAAGTTGTTGGCTCATCAGACTGGATGGTTTGATATGGCTGGTGATTGGATTAAAGTTCAAAAAGATACACCAGACAAACCAGAAGTTCTTGCTATTGCATCTAGGATGAATTTAGACCCTGATGCAGTTGTTGGAAAACTTGTTCGCATTTGGTCTTGGTTTGATACACACACAATAGATGGTAACGCACTTAGCGTTACTTATGCGTTACTAGATCGCTTGGCTGGCGTTACAGGGTTTGCAGAACAAATGGCTTTTGTTGGTTGGTTAAACCAAGATGGTCATGTCCTTAGCCTGCCAAACTTTGATTACCACAATGGTGAGACAGCTAAAAAACGGGCTTTAGGCAAAAACAGGCAAGAAAAACATAGAAGTAACGATGAAAGTAACGCAACCAGTAACGCATCTAGCGTGACAAAAGCGTTACCAGAGAAGAGAATAGAAGAGAAGAGTATTAAAGAAAACAAAGAGGTTGCAACTAGCGTTGCTTTTGTTTTGCCAGATTGGATTGAAAAAGAAACTTGGGATGCTTTTGTAGAAATGCGAAAGCGTATTGGTAAGGCGCCAACTGAATACGCCAAGAAGTTACTTGTTGCCAAGCTAGAACGATTTAAGGCTAATGGTCAAGATATTAAAGCTGTACTGGAAAAGTCAATTACATCTAGTTGGCAAGATGTATTTGAAATTAAGGGTAATCCTGCTGACAACATAAGGCTCACAGTTCCGCCATCAAATGAGCCTAACCATGTTTTGCTAAAAATTGAAGCTGACAGGAAAAAAGCAGTTCCTCCATCTTTGGAGACTTTAGCAAGAATGGCTGAATTAAGGAGAAAAGCATGAGTAACCCATTTGAAATTAAAAACAATACTTGCATCAGTTTTTCTGGTGGCAGGACATCGGCATTTATGCTTTACAAAGTTCTAGAGGCTCACCAGATGAGCCTACCTTCAGAGGTGGTTGTTTGTTTTGCAAATACTGGAAAAGAAGATGAAGCAACACTTAGGTTTGTCCAAGATTGCTCTGAGAAATGGAATGTTGAAATTCATTGGCTTGAATGGCGAAATAACGATTTAGGCTATGAGCGTGTCACATTTGAAACAGCAAGCAGAAATGGTGAGCCTTTCCGAGATATGTGCATTAAGCGCAAAGCCTTGCCAAATGGGTTTATGAGGTTTTGTACTGGTGATTTAAAAATTGCAATTGTTCACAATTACATAAAAGACCAGAAATTTGGTACTGATGATGAGCCTTGTGACCAAATGGTTGGTATCCGTTCTGATGAACAAAGGCGAGTCGCAAAAATGAGAGGGCAAACTGGCGCACAACATAAACGCCCTTGGATTGGAGAGTATTTAACTCCTTTAGCTGACGCTGGTGTTGTTTCAACCCATGTTGGTGAATTTTGGGAAAAGCAGCCGTTCAATCTGCAAACACCAATGTATAACGGAAAAAGTTTCCATTCAAACTGTGATTTATGTTTTCACAAACCAGTTGCTCAAATTGTGTCTCTTATTCAAGAAAAACCAGAAAGAGCAGTCTGGTGGATAGAGATGGAAAACTATGCAAAAGAAAACTTTGCAAAAAGTGTTATTCATTTCTCTAGAGATCATCCAACTTACGAAACCATGGCTAAATATTCTTCTCAGCAGAGAGATATGTTTGATGCCAACGAAGAAGCCATTGCTTGCTTTTGTGGAGATTGACAATGAAAGAAATACTAGAAAAAGCATTGGAATTGGCAAAAGCTGGTTATTGGGATGCTGCCATTGATTTAATTGAAGAAGCCATTGAATTGGCTGGCAAATCAAAATGAGCCACTCTGACGCTATGAAACTACTAGACAAGGTGCGTGAGGGCATCCCCTACCCTCTACACCTGATAAACAAAGCATTGGAACTAACTGGTGACCTTCAGTAGGCGTAATGTAGAAAACCCAAGCGATAGACAAACCCTAGAGATTGCAGAAGCTATGGAAATCTATCGTACTTGGGAGACAACCAAAGACAGAGATTTTGTCCGTGGTCGGCTAGAAAGAGCAGAACGAATCTATGGTGTAGGCGCTAGAGATCGCATAAGGACTTACATGAACAGAATTAAGGATGGGTTACTCGAATGATGCAAATAATGTTTACGATTTACGGAGAGCCAGTAGCCAAGGGTAGACCAAGGTTTGCCAAACGAGGGAACTATGTCCAAGCGTACACCCCTGTCAAAACAAAAACCTATGAAGATGAAGTGCGCCTCCTTGCTACCAAAGCAAAAGGCTCAGGAAGCACCCTAGAAGGCTCTGTGAGCGTTTTTATTTACATCTCTTTCTCCGTACCTCAATCCTATTCAAAACGCAAAAGAGAGGCTTGTTTGTCAGGTGAGGAAAAACACGCTAAAAAGCCAGATTTAGACAATGTTGCCAAAGCTGTGATTGATGGCATGAATGGAATAATTTTTAAGGATGATTCTCAGATTACAAGTCTCCATGTGACAAAAGTTTATGGAGAGGTTGGAAAAGTAGAAGTTTTAGTGAGGGAAGAATGAAAGCACCATACAAAGCCATTGAATTTATCCTTGAGCAAGCACCTAAGTTTGCCGAGGCCAAAGCACAGCGTGTGTACATCGAGAACTTCTTGCGTACCAAAAAGGCTTTGCTTATGAAAGAAGCATTGACCAAAGGGATAGATTCTGGCGTAGCACAGGAAAGAGAAGCCTATGCACACCCAGAGTACCAAGAACTACTGCGAGGCTTACAAGCGGCTACCGAGCGTGAGGAGGGTCTTAAATGGAAACTCATTGCTGCACAAATGAAATCAGACATCTGGCGATCAGAGCAAGCAAGTGAGCGTCTTGGAATAAAAACCACAGAATAGGGTAAACACCTAGACAATAATGTTTAGGCATCTATACAATCATATTCAGCCCAAGCAATTCGCAAGGGTACTTTTAAGGATTAAGAATGCAATACAAATTTGACACAACTGTTGGTGAAGGCTCTGTAATCGTTACTGTCGTCATGGAGTACGAGCAAGACGAGGAAGGTGTTTATAACGAGAATATCCAAGATGTGATCTACGAAAAGGTTTCGCTGATGGGCATCTTCAGCATGGAGCAATATCGTGACTTGGAGATTGAAGGTTCTATGCGCCTACAGAAGCATTTGTTAGAGGAAGCAGACCACTCAGCTTCTGTTGACTACGACATGAGAGCAATCTAATGCTTGGCTGCAAACCAAAAGAGCCTGATGCAAAGTGTCTAAATTGCAAAAGGTTCTCTCTGCCTAATCCAGTAAATGTCAAGAATTCTAAGGATAAGGCTTGCATTTACATTCCAAAATCTCTACAGGTGAAAACATGACTGAATGGACAAAAGAGGAAGACGAGGCTTTTAACGATGTTGAAAAGCAAAGTAACCTTGGTAAGCAAATCCTGAGAGATTTAGGCCAGCCTTACTACTTTGATATTTATGTATCACCCTCTCAAAGAAACGAAGTGCTGGAGGAGGTGGCTAAAGAGTTTGAGAAGCTAAAAGCCTTTGGTGACACAGCGCAGAGTTTTGCTGCTTTTGTAAGGGGTATGAAGACATGAGCAAGTTAAGAAAAGACTTAATTTGTCCATGTTGCAAAGGTAGTGGTGTTTTAGATAAACACGCTTGCCAAGCCTATAAACCTCCAACATGGTCTGGAAAAGTTTTTCAATGCAACATAGAAGGTAGGTACGAATTAGATGGTGTCCATTATTGTGGAAGCCATTTAAAACAAGAATTAAGAAAACAAAAACGGCTTGATGAGTATGAATCTATTGTTGCTAAAAAACAAAAGCCTAACTTACAAAAATTTATAAAAACATGACACCAGTTACATACTTTAGAAAATGGGGATTTTCAATAAACGAAGGTGGAACTCCAGTCAATATTCATCTTAGATGGGACTACAAATTTGGGTTTTATCTTTACTTTTTTGGCAAAAGAATCTATTGGTTTAAAGGAAACACATGAGCAAGGGTAGTTCCCCAAGACCTTTCAAAGTAAGCAATGAAGAATACTCAAACCGATGGGAAGCCATCTTTGGCAGAGATAATGAGAAAAAAAATCAAGAGAAAGCATTGGAATCTGGTCAATCCGATTGCTCATGCCCTAGTGGGAGCAGCGATAACTCAAAGGGACAAGCTGGACAAACTCAGGATGCTTGAGTATTCCGCTTTGGAGGCCATCACTAAGGGGCAAGGAACTGTCGGTGATTGGCGTACCTTGGTAGATGTTCTAAACCTGTCTGAGATGATGGGAAAGAATGGAGTTGGCCCAGAGGTGCTACCTATCTGCGAGAAAGCACAGGAAAGCCTCCACAAAGCCGCCATTCGCTATCAAGAGACAATGAGGATGGGTTTGGATGGTCAAGGGATAAAAGCCTGTAGAGATTTGATCGAATATGCTGATCTACAGCAAGGAAGTATCTCAAGATCAGAGTTTGAGAGATACATTCAGAAAACAAAAGACCACATAAGGTCAAACAGTAATCTGGTGGTGGAAATAGAATGATTCACTATCACGGCTTACCAATTACACCTGCCACAGTAGCTGTCAAAGCAATTGAAAGCGGTCATGCGTTTGTTTCGTTTGCACATTCTGACCAACTTGCATCAGCTATTGAGGTTTGTCAGTCCTTTGCCATCGACAATGGTGCTTTTTCTGCTTGGAAGCAAGGAAAACCAATTACTGATTGGCAACCTTTCTACGATTGGGCATTAAACCTAAAGAAAGTTCCATCGTGTGACTTTGCTGTTATTCCTGATGTGATTGATGGCACAGAGGCTGATAACGATGCTTTGCTAAAAGATTGCCCTTTGCCTACATGGTTTGGCGCACCAGTTTGGCATATGCACGAATCCCTAGAGCGTCTTGAACAACTGGCAAACACATATGTTCGGGTCTGCATTGGTAGTTCTGGAGACTTTGCAACTGTTGGAACTTCTAAATGGTGGGTAAGAATCGGTCAGGCTATGCGGGTTATTTGTGATGACATGGGAAGACCCGCTTGCAAACTTCATGGATTGAGGATGCTAGACCCTGCAATATTTACCAAACTCCCATTTGCATCAGCCGACAGCACCAATATAGGTAGGAATGTAGGCATTGATGTGCATTGGAAGCATGGCAATTATTTGCCTCCTACCAAGGAAGCCAGAGCGCAAATTATGAGATCAAGGATAGAGGCTTTTAACGCACCATCTAAATGGAATTTTTATCAACCAATGGAACAGGAAACACTTTTATGATTTTTGCTTTGATTATTTATGCCGTGGCAATGACCTTGGCAAACCTTTTGGTGGCAACATTTGGCCCATCAATCAGCCCATTAAATGCCTTTTTTCTAATTGGCCTTGATCTGACATTAAGAGATTGGCTTCATGTTCGTCTTAAAACTTGGCAAATGGGATGCCTTATTGTCGGCACAGGTGGATTGACTTATTTGTTAAACCCTGCCGCAGGGATGATTGCAGTAGCTTCTGCTGTTGCGTTCTTTGTTGCCGCATTGGTAGATTGGGCAGTCTTTATGAAAACGACAGGAACATGGATTAAACGAGCAAACATCTCAAATACTGCTGGCGCTGCCGTAGATTCTTTGTTATTCCCAACTATTGCATTTGGTGTTCTGATGCCTGAAATTGTGGCACTTCAGTTTATCGCCAAGGTTTCTGGTGGTGCAGTTTGGTCATATTTACTACAAAAGTTCCAAAATGAACAACAACCCAACCAAGCATGAAAGGCTGCACCTCGCAAGAATCAAAGAGATGCCTTGTGGGGTATGTGGTCAGTCTGGGCCATCCGATGCTCACCATATTGAGCAACATCAGCAGTATCTTTGTATTCCGCTTTGTAAGGATTGTCACCAAGGCTCACATAACGGGATTCATGGTCAAGCACGAATTTGGTCAGTTTATAAACATGACGAAATGTCAGTACTTAACGAAACCCTGAGAAAGTTGTTAGGATAAGGCACTCAGTTGCCATGAGTTTTAGGGGGTCTTGTACCCTCTTTTTTTTCGTGAGATAATGGTACAAACTCCATGAGGATTGCCATGACAGGCTTGCTAGAACCATCAGTAAAGATTGAAATTGAGATACAAAGCCAAGAAAAGAGTGGCGATGCTTGTCCTGTTGCTACAGGCGATGTAGAGATCAATCTTGAGAATCGTCAGAAAGCCATTGATAAGGCC